TTATTTATTTATTTAATTATTTATTTATATTTTCAATAAAAATTCTGCATAGTGTCCATAATAATATTTGTGTTTCTTTATTGGATTGAAACCATTATTTTCAGCTAATTTTTTTATGTCATCTATAGAAATATAACCCGACCATTTATTACAGTCAACATTTTTTATTATAACATTTCTTATATCTTTTCGTCCAAGTCCTTTATTTGATGTTTTCTTTGTTTCGCTATCCCAATGTTTAAAATTTAATACAGAAAAATAATCTATAAAATTACAGTTATAATCAATCGGTCTAATTATTTTTCTAACTTTATAAGTTTTAATATAATAATCAGGAGTAGGATATTCATAATCTCTAAATTTTTGCCAGTCAATATTTCCCGAACAATTATATATAATACTTTTATTCCAATTATATTCATCAAAAGAAACTTTAAAAATTGTTTCGAACCATTCTTTTATGACTTTATCATTTTTAATTCTATTAAACATAGGATAGTTGTATTTTTCATTAGAATGTCGAAAATATCTGCTATATTTTGAAACATATACGTATTCATATATGTTTCCATCATAAATAGGTTCAGTATACCATACACTACCTTGCAACAACCCCTTATTTATTCTAAAGAAATCCTTCATTTCCAAAAGAACGAATGGCAAATAATATTTATTCATTCCTTTGATATTCCTTCTAAACTGAATATCATCCATTTCAATCTCCAGCTCCTCGATAACATTGTTGAATTGAGTTCTCATATTGAATTCCATACTTGATACTATAATATAATATAAATCTTTAAGTTGTTTTTATAATAATATATTATTATTTAATATAAATAGTTATTTATGGATTCCTAAAATATCCAAAAATCCTTTTCTAAAACGATTAGTAACATCTTCCTCCATATCAATAATTAGAGGAGAAAACTTTTCTTTGGTTGCATACTCATATAAATCAATCAAATCTTCTTTTGTGATTCCCAGTCCAAATTCACTCAAAATAAGATTCACTTCCCTATTTCCCGATAATTTTAATAATATCATATAGCTACAATTATTTCTTATTATTTTTGGAATTTTGAAATAGCTTTGAGAAATAAAAATAACTGAACAGTTCAATTTTCTTGCTCTAATATAATAATTTTCAACCATACTCAAATCTTTAGATAGCACTAAATCGTCCCAAACAACCAAATGATTTTTACTCTTATCAAAGTTATCCAGTTTAGGGGTATTTGATAATCCTTCACTGATAACAATTTGATCACATACAGAAGTTAACCATCGATAAAGAGGTTCATCTTTATTTCTTGTAATTATATTAATAGTGCTAAATGTACCCTTATTACCACAACTAAATAGTCGTAACAAATTTATTAAAAAATTTGTTTTTCCTGACCCAGATGGAGCTACTATACACATTCTAAACGGAAGTTTTAATTTATGTAAATCAAAATTGGGATTCTCTACTTTATCAAGAAATTCCTTTGGAATCTTTTCATACATATTGACAATCTTTCCACCCTCTATATCTTTTACTTTTGTTTTTGGAGGCATATTATTAATATTAAGATATAAAAAAAACAAACAAGTTTGTTTTTATATCTATTGATTAAAAATCATAACAAAATAAATTATCTATCCTTAATTATATATGAGCGGTCAGGGCATTTCGTATCCACCTCCAAGTGAGAACTTACCTATATTTGATGCAAGTGTTTTTAATGTAAATGATACACCTCTTACTATAAGCGAAGGATTAAAATATTTTTTAGCTTATCCAAGTGCTCAAGGGACAGAGAATCTCCAAACGATTAACGTAGGTGGTTTAGCGACCTTTTCAAATAATTTAGTATTGAATGGAAATGTTAATATTACCAATACGAATAATAATGGATTTATAAATTTTCCATCCTCTTCTATATTTTCAACCAATACAGGAACCCTTAATGGATTAGGTGTTTATTTGAATTATCAAGGAAATGGAGAAACTGATTTGATTGGATATGGAGGAACAGGACAGGGAGGTATTTCTCTTTATACTTCATCGAATACTTTGGCTCCATCTCTCGTTGCCAACTTTTCTTACAATACTATAACTCTTGGTAATACGAACTATAATATAAGTATTACAGGGAATAATGGAGACGTAATATTAAGTAATGGAGGAGTTTCATCACAAGATTTTGTTATTACAGCAAATAATCAAAATTTAAATTTGGATGGAGGGTATATTAATTTTTTAGCAGATGTTCTGTTGACATCTTATATATCTCAACCTTCGTTATCATTTTCAGGTTCAATACAAAACACAATACAAAGTGGATATGGGTCTTTTTTCCACACCAATGGAGTTCCTTATTTTACATATAATAATGGTTCGACTACAACAACAGCTTCACAATTATTAACCTCTAGTTCTTTGTCTAATTATGCTCTATTAACTACTGGGACAAATAGTTTTACAAATGTAAATACTTTTTCTCAAACGCCTACAACAACAGCAAGTCAAACATATCCTCAAACAACAAATACAACACAATTTTCAACAATAGGTTATGTGAATTCTGCAATAGGAATAACAACAACAATAACAACTAATAATTGTGGAATTATATCAAACATAGTTGGTTGGACTTTTAATCTTCCAAATATAGGACAATATTTAACTTTTAAATGTTATACAAATAATATTGGAGCAACGACCACTTATTCAACTGGAGCAACTATAACAAATAACGGAACATCTATATTTGCTACTGGTAGTGTCGTATTACAAAACATAAATATAGGTGGTTTGACAACTGCTTATGCTTTTGGTAGTATTTTATCTAATGGAGCAACATTTTCAATTGCGCAAACTGCCGGAGGAACATCTTGCTCTGCAATTGCTACATACGCAGCAGGGTCGTATCCTTTAACTTATTTTGCTGCTGCACCTTGCACTATGACAATTATTTTTACAAAAGTTTATTAATTTTAATACGATTTCTTCTTTGGTGTTTTTTTATTGCTATATTATATGAGTATTGATTATGGAAACCAAACTACATCTGTTCCTCAGTCTCTTTTAGGAGTAAGTAATTCTAATCAGTCTATAAATATAAACTCTACAAATGGCATAGTATTTAATGATAGTGTCGCCAATTTATCTGCTACAATTGCTTGGACTGGTATTACAACAAACAATCCTAATGGTTTTAATATTCAAAGCAAACTGAATATGAATTCTAATGATATAACAAATGTAGGGACGATTACGGCAACATCATTCAACGGAACAGCGTCAAACGCTAATAATGTTACTATTAGTGATAATAATACTGGTTCAACTTTTTATCCTACTTTTGCTTCAACGAATTCCGGAAATCTTCCTTTATATGTTGATAAAACAACTTCACCTTTATCATATGTTCCTTCTACTGGAAATCTTTCTGCTACAACATTTACAGGTGCTTTGAGTGGAAATGCTACTTCTTGTACAAACGCTAATAATATTGCAACAACAGGCGTAACTAATAATGCGACTTATTATTTACCCTTTGTATCTTCTACCTCTACTTCTACAGGACAATCATTATATACAGACCAAAACGGACATATTACATTCAATCCTTCAACGAACCAGTTAAGCACTGACGGAACTATGACCAATAATGGTTTGACTATGAATGGTTCTGCTTCTCAATTTTTAATCAATAACGCTTCGGCTTCTGTTCCTGCGATTTCTGCTCCAAACGCTCAATTGATTTCTTTTCCAAATGCGAATGTTACTGCTTCAATATTTTCAGGGAATTTGAGTGGGAACTCTACAACATCAACAATAGCAAGTAAAGTCGTTATTTCTACTGAAACAGGTAATACTAATTTTGATATTTGTATGACTACTGGAACAAGTGGTAATTTAGCAATAGGAGATGTATCTACTTTATATTATAATCCTTCTACTTCTACACTTACGAATAGTGGTGGGACTATTTCTGCTACCAATTTTTCAGGAACTACCTTTTCAGGAACAACTTTCAATGGTTCAGTATCGAATGCTTCTACGATAGCCTCTAATTCTTCCGGTGCCTTAACGATTACTGGTGGGTCGGGTGGTGCTTTAACAATTAATTCAAATGCAGCTCAACCAATTAATTTACAATATAATGGAACAACAATAGTAACAGTTAATTCAAATAATATTACTATGCCAAGTGGAACAACTATGATTGCTCCAAATTTTAGCGGTTTATTAGATACTTGTGGATTAGTTTATTTACAAACATTAGCGGTTGCTATTACTGGAACGGCAACAACGGTTAATTTTAATTTAACTTCTATATTCAATTCTACCTATAAAAATTATAGAGTTATTATGACCCCTTCTACTCAATTATCTTACGCTCAATATCCTTCTTATTCTTTACAGGCATTTTTGGGAACGAGTGTTCCAACACTTGCTACTCTCGCCGGAAATGAAATAACTTCATCTTCAACTTCGTCTGTATCACCTTTATATACTGGGTCTGCTACTATTAGTTCTGCTCCAATAATTTTTGGAGTATCGTCAACAATCAATCACCCAATTATTTTTGAAGTTGAAAATGTTGGTTATACTTATACTGCTACTCAATTAGGAGCGATAAAATGTAAGTCAATTTATAGCAATCCGGGGGTAAGCGGATATAGCGACAGAAATATTTTTTGGACTTCTTCAACTGCGACTATTACTGGTTTGACAATTCAACAGGCAAGTATAGGAGTAGGTAATAATTTAACTATGAATGTTGTAGTGTATGGATATAAATAAGGATAATTTTATCTCTTAATTATATGCCTACTCCTGCAAACCCTAAATTAACAAATCCTAACCGAAGGTTAGGATTTTTAATCATTGAATACCTAACGAAGTTAGGTATTTTAAATTATATGAAGAAGTTAAAAAGTATGTTGATACACTCTATTCAAAACCAAGTGCATATAAGAGCGGATTTATTGTCAAGACATATAAACAAAATGGTGGTGAATATATAGACGATAATAAACCAAAGAATCTAAAAAGATTGTATAAAGAAGACTGGAAAGATGTAGGACATAAAGAATATCCTGTTTATAGACCTACCAAAAGAATAAGTAGAGAAACACCTCTAACTCCTACTGAAATAGACCCTAATAATCTCAAACAACAAATTTTACTGAAACAGATATATAAAGGAAATCATAACCTTCCTCCATTTCATAAATAATATAAAATACTCAACTTCGTTAGGTATTCAAATTTTTTATCTACGAACCAAATGTTCGTAGATAAAATATATCTTAATTATATAATGCTTACTGAAGTCTTCTTGAGTTTTGCAATAACAACATTCGTAGGGTGTTTTCTCGGGGTTGTTGGATTATTATATAAATCCAAATGTCAAGAGGTAAATTGCTGTGGGTTAAAAGTGATACGAAATGTTGAACTGGAAGAGAAGATAGACGAGTTATCTATCGATCGACATACCGAAGAAAAAAAGGAATTGGAATTACCCTAAATATTGTTTATTATTATAAACTCTGGAAACCTGTGTGTTTTTCTGGAATCCTGTGTTACGATGTTATGGTAAGGGGTGATTTTTTTGAGTTTTTACGAGACTGGATATGGTAACATTTTATTGATTTCTGGAAACCTGGAAACCTGTGTGGGTTTTTGTTCGTTTTCAAAAAATTTTTTAAACAACCTAGTTCCTATTATTTTTTTTTCGCGCTATAGGGGAACGAATAAGGCCAAAAAACACACAGGTTTCCAGAACTTTTTATTTTGTTACGATAATCAGTCATACAAAAAAACACAAAAAAACACCCCCTTACCATATATGGTAACACAGGATTCCAGAAAAATGCACACAGGATTCCAGAAATCTATCACTCTTTCTTATAAACTTCAAAAAAAATGATAAAAAATAATAATATAAAGTTCTTGTGTATAATAATATATATGTTCTCTACTTTGTTTGAAAAGTATTTTGAAATTACAGATAAAATAATCGACAAACAATCTCTTCTTACCTTTAAAGATATTTGGATGCAAATGATAACAGATGAATTATATTATAAAAACACATATCGTTACAAAAGAGAATTCAATAAAAAATCTTTTTATAAATGGTTAAGAGAGCATACAGAACACAATTTCGGTAAAAATAAATCCGCCATTATTGCACTAAATGTTATAAGAAAAAATAATATACATATTTAGGAATATAATATAAAGATATTTTTCTTATAAGAATATATAATGGAACCCGAACATCCAGTTATTACGACTGACAAGAAAACTTATATGAGAGAGTACAAACGAAAACAATACAAAGAAAAGAGTGAGGAAATAAAACAAAAAAATAAAGCTTATTATTATAAATACAAATTCAACATATCAAATGAAGAATTGCATAAATATGATACTTTATTACCTAATATAGTAAGATTAAAAAAAGAATTGGATGAGATTATAAAAATAAGACCTGAAATTTTGAAAGAGGTTCTAGAACCATATTTGGAAGTAAAAAATAAATAAAAATATAACAAATTTACTTATTTTTTATTTTAAAAAATTATTTTAAAATAAAAATATTTTAAATTTACAAAATTTTTATATATTTTATTTGACCAAATAAAATATATTTATAAGAAGAAATAATATATATTTAGGAATTTTTATTTAAAGAATTTATATTGTTATATATTATAAATGAACGACCCTGAAATGACCTGTAGATTCTCTTGGGTGTTGGATAAAAATAGCTTTAGTGAGACCATATTTAATAAGAAAAAAATGAGAGAATATACGAACATAAAAAAAGTATATGGATTTATTAAAGAAGAAATGGGGGTTACTTTTCTTTCCGGAAAAGGAACCAAAAGAGGAGATTTCATTTCAGTAAAAGACAACACAGAACTCGAACAAATAATAAGATATAAAGAATTATATAATCGTAACGAAGATTTTTTTCAAACCGCGGTTTTCCTTCCAAAGCATAAGTGGGGAAGAGTGATACCAAACGACTATCTTTCTCTATCTATTATGAGAAGACAAACAAGACATTCTTTTTGTGACGGATATTATCGAGATATTGATATGATAAACGCTCAACCAACTATTATTTATGAAGTAGCAAAACAAAATGATAAAAAAATGGAAGCATTACATACATACATTCAGTATACAAAAGAAATAAGAGAAATAATTATGAAAGTTCATAAATGTGATAAGGATACAGCAAAAAATTTACCAATTACGATAATGATGGGCGGGACTTATGATGGTTGGATTAGAGAATGGGACATTCAAGAAAATACAGATGATAAGGATAGGATTCTGGAAATCCAAAAAATAGAAGTAGAGATGAATGATATAATTAACATTGTTTATGCTTACAATCAACATATCAAAAAAGATGTTTTGAGACAAGATCCTAATAAATGGAGAAATGAAAATGAAATGAAAAGAGGGGTTATGGGTCTTTGGTGTCAGTCGGTAGAGAGACTTATCCAAGAAACAGCAATTAAATATTTGATGGATACCAAAAATTTTTTAATTGAAAAAATTGTTCCTTGTCAAGATGGATTTATGATTTTAAATGAACTATGGTATGAAAATATTATAACAGATATCAATACTATAATCAAAAATAAGTTTGGAATAAATATTCTTTTTACAGAGAAACCTTTTGACGAAAAGATTGAGATACCCTTATTTGAAGATGGGAAACCATATCATATTTGGGAAGATTTATTGAGTGCAAAACAACTTTCAGTAAGATATTTAAAAGATTTCGGGGATTATATTTTGAAATATAAATCGAGCGTTTACGTCTTTCATAATAATAGATGGTATGATGAAACAGAAACAAAATCACAACATAAAATAACACTTACAATAAGCGAGAAACTCTATGATAATATGAAAAAAGATATAAAGGGCGATGTTTCTCTACAAGAAAGCGAAACTATATCCCTATTTAAAATTTTAAGAAATAACACATCATCGTCTCATAAAATAAATGATATTGTAAAACACATTCTTTCAAATGCAAAAGAAACGACTACTGATTTCAATCAACATCCATTTCTTCTTGGGTTTAACAATGGAGTATATGATTTGGAAAAAGATGAATTTAGAGATTATAAATATGACGATTATGTTACTATGTCGACGAATTACGATTATAAGTTTATAGATTATGGATTAGTTGAAAAAGAAGATAATATAACCGAAGACTATTTATCCAAAGATGAAAATGGTAAGTATTTGTATAACATCACAAATGAAGAAGCAGAAACATATAAATTAAATAGAGAAATAAGAGATGAACTAATAAATATATTTGAAGATATACATAGCGATAAAGAGATTCTACAATTATATTTTCAAATATTAGCAAGCGGGTTGGATGGGATAACGTATCAAAAGTTATTTCTTTTTAACGGTCAAGGTGGGAATGGAAAAGGGTTGACCCAAAATTTAATGAAGGCTGTTTTGGGAGATTATTTTTTGTGCCCCAATAACGGAATTCTCAAAGATGTAGAGACAGCCAACTCTCCCTCTCCTAATATGCTAAATTTGAAGAATAAAAGATATATTAATTTCAAAGAAGTATCAGGTTCTATACGAGTGGCTATGTTGAGAAATCTTACAGGAGGAGGAGAGTTCTCTGGTAGAATGTTGAGACAAGACCCCGTTCACTTTAATATGAGTGCAACTTTTGTTATGGAATTTAATCTACCTCCCGATTTGGACGGAAAGCCACAGCAAGCAGATTATCGAAGACTGGTTGATATTTTGTTTCCTTATAACTTTACTGATGACGAAAACAAAATAGGAAAGACGATAGGAGGAGTTTTATTTAAGAAAGCGAATACTTATTATGCAACACCACAGTATGCAGATAATGTAAAACATATTTTTTTGGATATGCTTCTTAAAGTTTACAGAACAAATAAAAAATCAAATACGGGATTAGAGTTTACCATTCCTCCAAGCATTCGGGAAAGAACTGAAAAGTTTATTGAGAACCAAAACTTATTTCATAAAATATTCAATAAAACTTGGAGAAAAGTTGAGGTTGATATGAATAATAAAGAGGACGTAAAAAATAAAACTTTTAAATTGAAGGATATGTTTGAAACCATAACCTTTAGCGATTATTATAAAACGCTTACATATAAAGAAAAGCGGCAATATGGTAGAGACGAGTTTTACAAATGGATTGAAACCCTTTTCAAAATAAACGGAGATGACAAGACTGCAAAAACAATAACGGGTATTTGTTTTTTAGAACCCGAAGAAATAAAAAATGAATATTAATATTATAAATAATTTTCTTTATTTATAATATATGGAAGAACAACCTCAACTATTACCCGACCCGACGCCCATTCTAACTTTGCCTCCTGATGATCCCGAACCTATACTTACAGAAGCCCAAAAAGAATTTAAACATAAAAGAGAGAAGGCTCAAAAATGTAGAGTAATTGCTTTAGACAATTATGGATTACACCCTATAAATACAAATATATCATCTCTTCCAAATAGTCAAAAGAAAAAAATTATAGAGGATGTAGAGAAACTTTTTAATGACTCGAATGAAGAAACAATAACAAAAAAATTTAACGAAATATGCAATGAAAAAATTTTTATAGATGATTATACAACATTCCCAGTTTACAAAAAACAAATACCCATATAGGGCTATATAATTAAGCCTACTATTTTCTTAATTAATATTATGAGCGGACAACCTAATATTCATCCCACAGATGCCCAAAAGTTTAGACAGCAATATTTAGCCAACTTGGCTTTACAAGCTAATATAAACGAAAGAAATCTTCAAGCAAACAAAATATATAAAAAAACAGGTATGACCCCAACCCAACTGACGGATACGAGGACGACAAGCGAAAAGTTGGCTGATATTGAAAGACTAAAAATTGATGTGAGAAGTGAATTATCGACGATTGCTGATGGAATCAACGCAAACTCTATTGTGAACCAATTAGACCCAGTTCAATTACAATTTTTGGCTCAACATATTAACGAAATAATCAAGGATATAAAACCAAAGTATAAGTATGGTGTTGAGGCGGATATTTTTGTTCCGTATTTAGATGCTTATATGAATAGAGCGAATCAAACAAACGAGGTAAACTTTGGGTTACAACAATCTAGTGGACAAAATGTTTTATTGGGAATTCAACAAATTCAAACAGCTATGATAAATCGTAACGATTTAGAACAATTAAAAACACAAATAGTTTTGGGAACTGATTCATTAAATAGAGGGTTATCGGCTGCTTTAACGAGACATATTACTCGATTGATTGAGTTATTACCATCAAGAGAATTTTTAGTAAATATTGCACAAATACAAGATGAAAACACAAAAAGAGAAGTTCAGGAATTATTAAATGATTCTCTACAAGACATTCCAACAAGACAAGATGTTAATAGAGTAATGGAACAATATCGTCAAGCATTAGTTAGAAAAGATGCACAAGCTTTAAATGAAATAGCTTCTAAATTAGACGAATTACTAGCTTTATCTCCTGCAGTTGAAGAAGAATTACGACAAATAAAACAATTAATTGAAGAATCTACAAAACAAGTTGAAGCTGTAGCACAAGAATCTATGCCTACATTATTACCGCCTGTCAGGGCATCTGCAGTAAGAGATTTAACTGAAACAGAAATACAACTTCTTGAATCAATATATAGAGATGCTGATAGTTTTGGTGATAACCCCGAAAAAACAACACTAACTAAATATTTAAATGACTTGTATTCTGCAACGAGACACAGAATATTTACATATAGAGGAATCGGATCTAATGCTTCTAGAAGTGAAAGTGTTGAAAAATTATTGAATGGAATAAGAAATGCAAACCAAATAGTTAGAGAAGCAATTGAAGAAAAGAAAAGACAAATTGGTAGAGGATTGAAACCAAGACCATATAGAATACAAGGTAAAGGAATTGAACCAACGCCCCGAATGAGTAAATATGTCACATTTGGGAGATATGTTATTGACCATCAAAGATTAAATGATGATATTGTTGCAATAAAAAAGAATGACAGAGGAGAAAGTGTAGTAGGAATGAAAGTTCATCGAGTTTCAAAAGGTATGGGAAATATTTTGAGAGATTTAATCAATGGTGGACAACCAAAGTATAAAGATATGTCTTCGTTAAACGAAGAAGAAAGACAATATTTACACAAACTTGCTACTAAAAGCAATATTATAGATAGAATTGAAATACCAGCACCAGATAAAAATGATGATGAAAAAGATATAAACCAGTTTGAAATTATGAAAGGAGAAATATTAAATGGAAATGACAATACTGATTTAATAAAAAAATTTAAGTTGTTGATAACCAAAATGATTAATAAAGAAATATTACCAAAGAATCAAGCTAAAGAATTATTGATTGAATTAGCGACGTTAGGATACTAAACAAAATATAAATGCCTTGAGGCATTATATTATTTTCTCTACTTATTTTATAATGAGTTATTCTTATTTGTATAACCCAAAGGTAACCCATCCAAATTTATCGAATAATATTACTCAAATGAAAAGCGGTGGATTTCAAACCCCTTTTTTCTTTGGAGGCTCTCAAGTTCCAAGCGATTTGTTTATCCCAAAGAATCGTTATAACGGGTCTAGTGGGTCGGGATTTCATAAGGGAACTCCTTCAAAAACACATCCTACGGATTTAGATTTTACATTTAAGAAGGGAAGCAAATCAAAAACACATTTAGGAGATATGGACTTTACGACCAAACTAGGTAATGAAGTGTTTCATAGAAAAGGTCACAATATAAAAATACCACATACGCTTCCATTTGAGAAATAAAATAAAAACGCCAAAAGCGTTTTTATTTAGATATTCCAAATGCCTTTAAGGGCATTTGAGAATATAAAAATAACT